GATGTCCCCGGCTACGATCCGACGAAGCCGTATCCCGGCAAGTCGGCAGGTGCCAGGCTCTACACCGAGGCCGAGCTGGCCACACTGACCGAGAACGCCGTTCTCAAGGCGAAGGTCGAGATGCTGGAGCGCCAGCCGATCGGTGTCGCCGGACAGCGCGCCAAGAACTTCGACCTGGGCAGTCTTGGTGCTGGTCTGGGCTCGGGTGCGGCGGCTGAGGACGATGCTCGTCGGAAGCTGCTCGACGGTGTTGTCGTTGGCTCCGAGGACCCCGAGGTTCGCCGGAAGTCCACCGGCCGCATGATCACCAACATGATCATGAACGGCATGGGCAAGAACCCCATGCTTGATCCCAACTTCCGCGGCCAGGCCGGTTAAGGAGAACTCCAGTGAACAACTTCGCAGACGCTCTTCTTGGCAACGACGACTTCATCAAGGGTCTCGCCGCCAAGCTCACCAAGTCCGACACGATCAACAATGCGACCGGCCTGCTCTGGTACGACCTTCGCCCGGTCGTCCAGCTGCTGTATCCGTTCAAGGAGCTGATCCCCTGCATCAGCAAGCTGCCGCGTGTTGATGCTGACGGCGGCAATGCCTTCCACTGGCTGCGCATCACAGCGGTGAACAACACCAACGTGTCTCCCGGCGTGTCCGAGGGCAATCGTGGTGCTCGCATCGCCATCGCCACCCAGCCGCAGCAGGCCACGTACAAGACCCTGGGTCTCGAGTCCAGCGTCACGTTCGAGGCTCGCCTCGGCTCCAAGAATCTGCGTCCGGACTCGCTGGGCAACGCCGTGCAGTCCACCCTCCGGTCCACGATGATCAGCGAGGAGCAGACCCTGATCCTGGGGAATGCCTCCACGCTGCTCGGACAGGCCGGCACTCCGACGCTGACCGCCTCTGGCACCGGCTCCTCGCTGACCGCCGTCCCGCTCTATGTCGTGTGCGTCCCGCTCTCCGGCCTCGGCTGGCTGACCTACACGCCGTGGAACTACGTCTCTTCAACTGGCGGCGTCCCCGGCCAGGTGACGAAGAACAATGCCGATGGCTCCGTCGACACCTTCGGCGGCGGCTCCGGCAAGCCATCTGCCCAGGCAACCATCACACCGGCCGCAGGACAGAACGTCACGGCCTCCGTGCCTGTTCTCAATGGTGCGGTGGCCTACGCCTGGTTCGTCGGCACGACCAGCAATGCGACCACCCTCCTCGGCATCACCCAGTCGAACGAGGTCATCATCAACCAGCTGCCGGCCGCGAACCAGCAGCCCATCACCAGCCTCCAGGTTGGTGGTGTCTACCAGGACAACTCGGTGAACGCGCTGCTGCCGGATGGCATTCTCAGCCAGATCTTCGGGTCTGTCTTTGGCGCAGCTCCCGGCACTGCGATGCGGACGAACGCCAACTTCCCCAGCACGAACATCGCTCTCTCCGGTGGTGGCTCGCTGGTGTACACGGCGGCGACCGGCAACACCGGTCTGACCATAAGCGGAACGAATATTATTGAGTTTGACCAGCTGCTCCAGGCCGCATACGACACCTACAAGATCGGCTTCGACAAGATCCTGATGTCCGCCGTGGACATCGCGAACTTCTCGGACACGATGTTTGCCGGCTCTGCCCAGACCGCGTTCCGCATTCTCTTTGATGCGGACGAGACCACCGGCCGGATTGTCGCTGGTCGTCGTGTGACCTCCTACCTGAACAAGTTCTTCGGCAACACCCTCGACATCGAGATCCACCCGTACCTGCCGCCCGGCACGATCATCTTCTGGTCGGACCGCACGCCGTACGAGCTCTCCGGTGTGGAGAACCTGCTCGAGGCACATGTTCGGCAGGACTACTACCAGATCCAGTGGCCGCTCCAGACTCGCCGCTATGAGTATGGTGTGTATGTGGACGAGGTCTTCGCCTGCTACTTCACTCCGGCGTTTGCGGTCATCACGAACCTCAATCCGCCGACGGGTGTTCCGACCATCTAAGGAGGGTACTCGAATGGACTTTCTCTACGAGGCGCGTGATCCGGACACGACACAGGTTGTCACTCCGGACGGAGTTGTCAGGCTTCTTGAGGATGGTGTGGTTGCTGTCGAGGCTCGGGCTCGGCCGTTCTTCGACAGCCTCTCCCACCACTGGCGGTTCATCGGGATCCGGGATGCGCCGACCGAGGAGACGCCGCCCGAGGGCGAGGAGCCAGCTGCGGACTCCAGCAAGTTGAAGCAGAAGACCAGCGGGAAGTAGAGATCTGTGGCTGTCGGCGACCTGACAACTCTTGCGAACCTGAAGGCGTGGCTCGGAGTTGCGAACAGCAACTCCGACCTCGTTCTCTCGCGTCTGGTCTCCGCGGCATCACAGCAGATCCGCACCTACACCAGCAGGTACAGCTTCGCTCCTCGCGACTACACTGAGGTTCGCGATGGGCCTGGCACGTCCCAGCTAGTCCCGCTCAACTGGCCTGTCACAGATGTCTCCTCAGTGAGCATCGGTGCCCTGTCGGTTCCCCAGGCAGAGGCCAGCACCAGCGAGCTCGACTTCGCGAGCGGCGCAGGCTGGTCTCTCCAGGCCTACGACGGCAACCCTCCCGGCCAGCCACAGATTATCTCTCTGGTGGGGTACATCTTCCACATGGGAAGACAGAACATTACTCTCGTGTACCGAGCAGGATACGAGGAGACAGACTCCGTGCCAGCTGCGTCAGGCTACGTGGCGGCAGCCCCACAGGGGTCGTGGAGCCTCGACACCGGGGTCACCTACGCCGCCACCGGGGTGGCCCTGCAGAGCGTTCCAGCCGCTCCCAGCGCTGGCCAGTACGCTGTCAGCGGCGGGGTGTACACGTTTGCGCCTGCTGACCTTGGCACGCCTGTGGACATCAGGTACGGCTTCGCTCCCAGCGATCTCGAGCAGGCCTGCATTGACCTGGCCGCCTTCAAGTACGCAGGATCGCAGCGAATCGGCATCAGGTCGAAGAGTCTGGGTGGCCAGGAGACTGTGGCGTTCGACACTGCGGGCATTCCTGAGTCCGTCGCTGCCGCGCTGCAGCCATACATCTCTGTCCAGCAGTTCCCATGACCACAGTAGCAATCAAGATTGTCGGTGACGACCAGGTTGTGGCATATCTTGCTGCGCTTCCGTCCAGTCTTGCCAGGATGATCCTGGAGAAGTTCCAGCAGAAGGCAACTGAGACGAGCCAGCACATCAAGGCTGATCTTCTCTCTGGCCAGCTGCTTGGCGTGAAGACCGGTCGTCTCCGGAGCAGCATCGTTGGCCGTGTCTATGCGTCCAAGGGGAGGGTCACAATCAACATCCAGTCTCGTGGCGACGTGCCCTACGCTGGCATCTACGAGAAGGGCGGGGAGATTCGCTCGCATGTCATTCGCGCCAAGGGTCGCGGACTCAGCTTCGTGGGCAAGCGCGATGGGAAGCGCATTCTAGTACCTGAGGTTGAGCTGCCGGCGATCGCAGTCAGGGGACGCCACTATCTCGAGCAGGGCGTGGCTGACAAGATGCCGTCGCTTATTGAGGCGATTGGCGAGGCCATCTACGACGCGAGGGCACTGTGAGTCCGACTCGCGAGCAGATCTCCCAGGCGCTCCTGGCGCAGCTGCAGTCGGCCACGTTCGCGCAGCCGATGGGTACCAACAATCTCACGACCTGGGCGAACCAGGATCCGAGCGCTCGGCGCCTGGTCCTCTTCGACGATCCCAGCCTTGGCTCGGCCGACCAGCCTGCGCTCTACCTCGTCGCCCACGACGAGGAGTACGTGCAGCAGGGACGTGGTGTTCCTCGTCGAACTGGCATGATGTTCTCGGCTGTCTGCTACTGCCGAGCGGAGAAGGGCGAGGTGGGAGACATCTATCTCAATCTGATGTTCGAGGCAATCGACACAGCTCTGGCGCCCCAGCAGGGTCCGGACATGGTCGAGGGTGTCTCGACACTCGGTGGTCTGGTCAATCGCTGCTGGATCAGAGGCCGCATCTTCCGTGATCCGGGAGATCTGGACAACCAGGCGATGCTCATTGTTCCAATAGAGGTGATAGTGCCATGATCGACGATGATGAGGACTTTGCGGAGCCCCATGACGAGCCGGAGCCCGAGCCCGAGCCGAGTCCTGCTCCGCCCAAGACCAACTACGGTGCTCTTGTCCAGCGGTGGGTGGACGAGCACCTCGCGAACTCCCCGATCGCAAGATCCGTGGAGGCCTGGAACCATCTAACCGCTCGTCTCCCGGCTCTGGTAGACGCACTCAACAAGGAGACTTAGAACATGTCTGGTCAGCAGTTTGGCTTTGGCTCTGGCGTCCTCTATGGGACTCGGACGGATGTTGCGAACTCCACGCCTCGGCGCTTCGGCACGATGCAGGACGTCAGCATTGACTTCAACGGCGAGATCAAGGAGCTGTATGGTCAGCTCCAGTATCCCGTTGACACGGCGCGTGGCAAGGTGAAGATCGAGGGAAAGGCGAAGTTTGCCACCATCTCGGCTGCCGTCTACAATGACCTCTTCTTCGGACAGTCATCCTCGACGGGGCAGGTTCTCTCCCAGTTCAACGAGACGGGCCCCCCGCCTGCCAGCGTCCCGGTCGCCGTGGCCACCTCCTCTGACAGTCCGGTCGCCACACCTGGTGTGCTG